GCCTGACAACGAACTACCTGACATGGAGTTCTTGCTTATGAATGGCTTTAAGAAACAAAAACTACGTGCCCACTCTGATATGATGTGGAACAATGCTGTTAATGACTGGGCATTAGAGTTTAATGACTATGCAGATATTATGGTAGAGTCTAAATGTAAGAATTTAGCAAGCATTGACTTGTATAAATATAAAAAAGCAAAGGAAGATTATGAGCTATTTGAACAAAATGTACGGTCGTCAATCCAAGAACACTGCGCCGTCTACTGATAAAAATCCAAATCGTGTAACTGGTGGTTTAAAGGCACAAGGTGTAGACCGTTTTACAATGATTGCCGAAGATGGTTCTAATCACGAAGTTCCTACTGTAGAATACGTTCGTTCGCTGGAAGAACAGTCAAAAAAACAGCGAGCGGCTATTACTGTTCTAGAACGTAAGCTCACTCGCTGTGAAACTGCAATTGATCAGTTAAGTGCTAGACTTAGCCGTTCTTAATTGCTTCTAAGATAGCAGCCTTATTCATACTAGCATTAGCTTTTACACCATTCTTTTTAGCATGAGCAAGTAGATCATTCTTTGACATACCGCTTAGGTCTACTTTTGCTGGCTTTTTTGTCGCAGCCTTCTTAGTCTTTTTAGGTTTAGCTACTGTTTTTGTTTCAACAGTATCTTTATCTGCCTGTAATGTAGGCTCTAAAGGTGCTTCAAACCCAAATAATGATTTTAACCATTTAATCATAATATTCTCCTATAGGAATACATATTTAATAAATATGCTAACAACAGGAGACAGAAATGAGTTTACTTAATAAATGGATTAATGCTCGCCTAAAAGAGCGTACAACATTAGACGGTGTTATTCTAGTAGTAGCAGGCGTTTCATTCTTAATCTTCAAACCAATTGCGGCACTTATGGCTTATGGTGCTATCGCATACGGTGCTTGGACTATTTGGAAGTCTGAATAATTATAGTTTGCTAATGGGGATGTCAGAACTTGCGGAAAGATCCCAAACTTTTTTACGTTCTACTCCCCTTTTTTGCGCAAACACTTTAGCATCACAGTTACTACATACATGAAAATAGTTATTGCTAAGACGTTTTGGATCCATGCTACCTCTTGATCTTTCAAATTCACTATTACAATTATCACAACGTAGCATAACCATAGTAACATCACGGTAATATGTATGCATTTTGCCTAATTTACTAGGTCTTTTGTATAGTTTTTTAAGAGTGTATTCTCGAATGAACATAATACTATTTACATTAAGATTATAAAATTAACTGATAAATACTTGCAAGATAAGGAAATATCCTGAAAAATCTATCTGGAGCACAGTAAATGAGTAGACAAGACATAGACATCGGCGTAGAAGGTAATGACGGAACCGGTGATAGCATTCGCGAATCGTTTCGTAAAGTAAACGAAAATTTCTCAGAAATATATGCAATTTTTGGTCAAGGCGGCAGTATTGACTTTACATCGTTAGGCGATACACCGGACACACTATTACCAAATACAATTCCGTTAGTTGATGATAGTGGTACAACTATGCAATTAGTTACACTAGCATCTAACAGTGCTATTGATCCTAATGCTATTGATACTATTACATTTAACACCACTGTTCCAGGTAAACTTGTTATTAGTACAGCATTTACAAAACTATCAGATGACCAAAAACCTTTACTAGGTGGACCTTTAAACGTAGGCGGAAACGCTGTTGCTAATGTTGCTATTTCACAAAGTGCTATAGATGATTTTAACGATAGACATAATACTGCATTAACTATTGATGATCTTGTTATTACAAAAGGTTATGCTGATAGACGTTATATTTCATCGGGTTTACCAATTCGTGTTGCAGCAGAGCCAGCAAATACAGATGCGTTTAAACTAACAATTTCAAGATACATTGGCGGTAACATAGAAGTTCTTAATCACGGTTACGATACTGGAATTAACGGTACAGCATTTGAATTTAACGTAATCTACGATAATCCTTCAAACTTAACATCAGGAACAACATACTATCTACGTTATGTATCTGACGATCAGTTAAGTGTGTTTACTACAAAAGACGGTGCTCAAGTTGTAGATAACACTGAAGCAGAAGCAAACAAAATATTTGTGTCAGGAACCATTGAACAAGACGATGTTCATACTATGGTTGATGCAGGATTAGATACTACACTACAAGGTAACTTCCTAAGTGATGTTGCTATGCCACGTACGAGTGTTGTCCGTAGACAAGGCGACGAAATGACTGGTGCGTTAACACTACACGATCACCCAGGCGACTTAGCAGGGTTTGGTGTTGTTAACGGCAAAGACGATTTACAAGCAGCAACTAAATTTTATGTAGACAACAGTGGTTATTCGTCAACTGTTAACTTATTTGTTAGCACAGACGGCGACGATAGAATGATCGGTGTTCCGCCAGGTAGAGAAGGTTCAGCATTAAACTATGCGTTCCGTACTATTAACGCCGCAGCACAAAGAGCAGCAGAAATTATTAAAACTGCGCCAGCAGAACCAGGTCCATATTTCCAAACAATTACTAAAAATGCAGGCGCCTCGTATGCACCAATTGTAAGTGCAGATGTTAACAGTCCTCAATATGAACAAACAAGAGCTCTTATTGATTCTAACAGAGATTACATACAACGAGAAGTTGTTGGTTTCCTAAAATATACATACCCAGATTTTATTTACGATATCGATACATGCTTTAGAGATGTAGGACTTATCCTAGATGCTATTGCATTTGATATTAACAGAGGTTTAACTGCTAACTATCTAACAAGACAGGCAGCAGAAAGATATTATTCAAGCACTAGCGGACGCTATGCTATTACACAACAAAAAACAGAAACAGTCGCAGCAATAGAATTTACTAAAGGCTTAGTAGATGCTATCCTACAAAACAAACTGTATCTTGAAAAAGAAATTACAGCAATTACAGTTGATGGCACTACAGGAAGAACAAGAGTTACTACAAACACTAACCATGGATTTGTAGACGGCGATCATGTGTTCTTTAAAGATATTGGCGGTATGCTAGAATTAGAAGGGCAAACTGCATATGTTAGAGAAATTTCTAATGTTACATTTGAACTATATGAAGATGAAGATTTATTTACTCTTTGGAATTTAAGTTCTTATACTCCATTTACTGTAGGCGGCTTGGTTGGTAAGGTATTCCAAGATCGTAACGAACAATTTGAAAGTATTAAAATTGATCAAACATTTGATGATCCAGACGGTGCAACAGCAGCAAGAAATGCTATTACAGGACTTGGCGGTAAGTTTGATTTAATTGTAAACATTATTGAAAATGGTGTTGACGCAGGCGGTGATGTTGTTTATGGTAGCACATACAAAGTTGTATTAGACAATGGTGCAAGAACATTTGTTGACCAAGGTGATCCAGACAACATTGATATTCTTCCAGGTAAAATTGTAGTTGGTCAAAGATCAGGTGCAAGAGGTCGTGTTGTTACTTTAACAAGCAATGACGGTACTGAAAGTAACAATGATACACTACAACTTGTTCAGTTAAATGGTGTAGATTTTGAAGTTGGCGAGGAAGTAAAATACGGTAACTTTGTTAAACAGAAGCAAGTTTCAATACTTGTTGAGTCAGGGACATACGAAGAAGATTTACCAATTAAACTTGCTAACAACGTTTCATTAAAAGGTGATGAATTTAGACGTGTAATTATTCGTCCTAAGAATCGTGTATCACAATCTCCATGGGCAAATATGTATTTCTATAGAGATAAAGAGTTTGACGATATTCCACTATTATCAACTGGTGAACCATTCTATAATCAAACAGGCGAACTACAAGGATACTTTGGACGTCATTACTTAACTGATAACGAAAGAGATGTTAATGTAGGTGCAACAGTAAACAATGCTGGTGACTACAATACGGCTGCAAATATTCTAAAACTTAATAAAGAGTTTATGCAGAAGGAAGTATTGTATTACATTGATAATAACTATACTGAACTTTTATATGATAAAGCAACATGTGAAAGAGATTCGCAATTAATTTTAGATGCGATTGCGTATGATGTTGCTTTAGGAACTAACTTTAATCAAGTAACAGCAGGTAATGCATATCAACGTGCTAATAATGCTTATAACTTGAATTATGAACAAACTAATACACTATTAGCAATAAACTACTTAAAGTCAACAGTAGCCGCAGATGCTACAGTTAGTGGCGATGCAACTGCATTAGGTCGTGCAAACGCAGGATTTGATGAAATTATTGATATTATTCAAAATAATACGCCAGATGCATTGTCGTTCCCAGCACCAGCAGCATTACCAACAACAGATGCTGACGATGCTCACACAAGACTTCGTAATAACAGAACATTTATTATTGCTGAAATTACTGCTTGGATCAATGTTAACTATCCTCTACTTGACTACAATGTAGCCAAGTGTGAAAGAGATGTTGGTTACATTGTTGATGCACTAAGTTACGATATTTACTATGGCGGTAATAGTGCAACTATTACATCTGCTAAGAGTTACTTTGACGGAGCAGTTAGCCAATTAGGAGCAGGTGAAACAACTGCAACAGCACAATCATATGATCATTTAGCAAGTGTTGTTAGTGATGTTGTTCAAGGTGTTGCAATTACACCATCAACTGGTAATAGCGAAACACAAGATACAACAGGTAATAATGCAACTGCTACTGAAGGCACAGCATTAGACGGTCTTGTACAAATTATTGAAGATGTAATTACTGACGGTACTATTAGTGGACTACCTGCAATTACATATCCAACTATTACAGCTCAAGCACAAAACACAGCGGCACAAGCAATCATTACTAACAGAGACACTTGGGCAACTGATACACTTACATACTTAGACAACAACATTGCATTTATATATGATCAAGCAAAATGTGGTAGAGATGTAGGATTAATTGTAGATGCTATTGCACTTGACTTAGAAAGAGGTGGACAAGAGTTTACTTTAGAAGCACAAGGAAATTATCATAGTAACTATATTAATCAATATAACGGTGCAGGATTTGGTGGACAAGCAACAATTACTAGTGCAGCAATTAGTTATATTTCTACAATAGCAGCAACATTATTAGCAGGTAACGCTCCTATACAAAACAGCACAGTTGAACCTGATATCTCAGGTGGTGTAGGAGAAACAGGAACAACTGCTATTGTTGGTAACTTGATTAATGTTATTACATTTGCATTTGATCCAGCATACAATCCACCTAAACGCAACGATGCAGACGGTATGGATGTGTTTATGATGAGTGATGCTACTATTGTACGTAACTGTACAGTACAAGGTCATGGTGGCTTCATGGTTGTACTTGATCCAGAAGGACAAATTCTAACCAAATCACCATATATCCAAACTGGTTCATCATTTAGTAAGAGTGACAATGTTAAGAAATTTAGAGGAGGAATGTATGTTGACGCATTTGTTGGTAATATTCCTGCAACAATTACAAACGTAGTAGATGCATTTACGTTAGACTTAGAAAGTCCAGTAGGACAAGGTCTGTTTATTAGACCGCCTGAGCTACCATGTCCATTCTACTTAGGAGGTATTCGTTACCAAGTTAATGCTATATCAGATTATGACTCAGGAAACGGTACTGTAAGAATTTATATGGATCCGGGTTCAGCTGACGGAAATGGTTACACAGGAAGTACTCCACAAAACATCTTCTTACAAACAGCTGGTAACAGAAGTATGCTCGGAAACGACTTTACACAGATCAACGACTTAGGTTACGGTCTTGTTACTAACAACGGTGCGTTCTCTGAAATGGTATCTATGTTCACATACTATACTCAGGCAGCATACTATGCAAACAACGGTTCGGAGATTAGATCACTTAACGGATCTAATGGTTATGGTTTCTTTGGTCTAGTATCAGAAGGTGCTGATCCTAACGAAATTCCAGACCAGGTTACACTAAAAGAAAGTATGGTGATGCCTGGTAAAGTAATTACTAACGCTACATTCACTAACGCACTAGATGAAGCGTCTATGTACGTTACAGACTTTAAACGTGCGCCAAACGTAAACAGTTTGGTAACAATTGATCACCCAACAGCAGGTCGTTTGAATTATATTATTTCAAACGTACAAAACATGTCAGACACTGACCAAGACGGTACTGACGGTGAGGATGTAGATGACGAATTAGCAACAGGCGGTGTATACAGTAATAGAATCTACAAGTTAGATCTACGTGCTGATGATGTTAGTGCAGAAGATTTCTTTGGTACATTAAGAGAAGGCCTTACTGACGGTACACTAGTTGAATATCGTGATAACTTTGCATATCAATTTAATGGTGTTGCTGCTCCAGAAAGACTTGTAACACGCCCGTCAACTGCAATTAACTTTGACGAAAGCGACTTAGTTACATATCGTACACTAGCATTTGCTGCTGAAGACTCTCTTGCACAACCATTAGGTCCTAACGAAATTCTTGCAAGTCAAGATGCAGGATTTGAATATGTTGTACTAACTGTTGACAGTGCTAATAGCGGAAGTGGTTATGGTACAGCAATTGGTGATACTAATATCGCTATTGAACCTTTATCGGACAATGCAGCAGAACGTGTAACTAGAGATATTGCAGGTTTACAACCTGGTGATGCAGGATATGCAGGCGGTATGCAATTTGTACATGCTGGTAAAACTCATCAAGTAATTGATTACGATAACAGTGGTGCATTTGCATACATTACTATTTCAGATGTTGCAGCAACAGACATTACAGGTGGAGGCGCAGGCCTAAACGCAGGCATTACAGACGATAGAGAAATTTTTGCAGGTCTACAATCAGGTGCAACTGCTGAAATTACCATTGCTATTTCACTATGTCGTGCAACAGGGCATGACTTTACACAAATTGGTACAGGTGGATTTAATACTAGTAACTATCCAAACGTTATTTTAGGTGATCCAGAATTACCATTAGCAGAATCATATACAGATGCTCCAACAGCAACAGCAGCTCAAGTTTGGGAAAGACGTAAGGGGCGTGTGTTCTGGGCAAGTACTGACCAATTTGGTTTCTTTAGAGTTGGTAAGTATTTTAGTGTTGACCAGGCAACAGGTGATATTGAATTCGCAGGTGAAATTGGTTTAACAAATGCTAACTCATTAGGCTTTAAACGTGGTGTTACAATTAATGAATTCTCAGCAGACGATTCATTTAGTGATAACTCTGCACAAGCAGTACCAACAGAAAAAGCAGTAAGTGGCTATATTAACCGTGTATTAGGTTATAGCATTACTGGCGGATCTCAAATTTTAGCATCGCCTAGCGGTAACAGAATTGGCCCAGGCTTCCTTCCATTAGATGGTGCAAGTGCTATGGAAGCAGATATTGATATGGGGTCAAACCAGATCACTAACTTGGCACTTCCAGGTAGTGATGGTACTGCGGCAACAAACAAAAACTATGTAGACACACAAGTTTCTTCATACGATGAACTAGAGAATTTAAGAAACGTTGAACTCAATAATCCAGCGGCAGATGATCTAATTGTGTTTACTGGACAGAAGAGATTGTATACAACATTAGTTTCGGGCGGCACTTGGAGTGTAGGCGATACTATTGGTAACGCAGCACCAGGAACTAAAACAGGAACTATTGTTGATATCGAAAGTATTGTCGATCCAATTGAAGGTAACATTCAAGTAGTAACATACACTGCTACTAGTGGAACATTTAATATAGGCGAAACACTATATGATAAGCCAGGTGAATCAGCAAGTGCTACAGTAATTGATGGACCTATTGATGAAATTGCAAACGCTTCTGAAGCAACAAGTAGTGTTATTAACTGGACTGTAAACAGAACTGCGGCAGGCACAACTGTAGACTTCCAATACGAAGACGACACTATTATGAATGCTGATGTTAATTCAGCAGCGGCTATTTCACAGTCAAAACTTGCAATGCAAAATGCAGATACATTTGACGAAGACAGTGGTACATCAGGTTGGGGGACAATAGCAAGCCCTGCTTGGCAAGTACAATCTGCATTAGGTCTCGCTAAATTTAGTGACGAAAACTTTGAAGCTAAAAATGGTTACATTAGGATTGTAGACAACGGCTTAGTATTTGCAGAAATGCAAGACGTTGATCAATATCAAGTATACGGTAGACAAACTACAGGAACAGGCGATCCTGAAGCAGTTGACTACAGTGACGTAGTTAAGTATGGTGAAGGTTTAGAAGATAAAGACTTTAACAATGCAGAATGGACAACAACTGCATGTACAAAGATTGTAACAACTGGACCAATTACTATTGAAGATGGTAAAAGTATTACACAAGGTGCAGCAACTGGTACTGTACAAGGTGATGTGTATTTAAGTAATACATTGTATCTAACAAATGTTACAGGAACATTTGCACAAGGTTCAAATTTAATTAACGCAACAGATGGCGTTGACCTTGGAGCAAACAGTGTTCCAACATCAGTAAGTAATGATACATTTGAAGGTTATGCATTAATTAAAGTTGAAGTAGATGGTAGTGTATATGCTACTACACAAGTTTCAACCGGTACTGGCGGTAACACTATTGCTAGAAGAAACAGTGACGGCGAAATTGATGCTGCTGGTTATAAGATTGGCGGATATGATGCCCTTACACTAGCAAGTACTACTATATCAGTTAAAACACCAGGTGGCGGAACTATATTCAGTTCTGCAGGTACTGCTGATGTACAAGCAGAATTCCCAGGTAGTATTAATGTTAATGGACAATTAAACAACGATGGCGGATCAGGTAGCCTAGACGAGTTTATTGAAAGTAATGCTCAGAGTGGTGCAACTGAATTTATTTCAGAATGGGTTACAAAAGGATTTGTTGCTGCACCTTGGATGTACACAAACTTTATTGAAAGTGTAATTGAATCACAAGGCGATGCTACTGCAACAACTGGTATTAGTATCGGTGGTGATGCAAACTACAACAGTGGATTTACTGATGCAGGCGCAGACACTATTCTACTTGTAACAGGTGGTGGCGTAAGAACTAAAGTAACAAACACTGCACTAGAGCAAAATGGTAACATCTCTGCTACTGGAAGTATTACTGCTGGTACTAGTATGTCAGTTGGTACTGATTTAACAGTTACAGGAAACTTAACAGTTAACGGCAATATGACATTTGCTGATCAAGCAACTGATAACTTAACTATTAACGGTGGACTAAGTTTTGGTGTTAATGGTAGATTAGACAGTGGCTTCTTACCAGATGGTAACGGCACACATTCACTAGGTAGCAACACAGCAAGATTTAACACAATCTATGCAAACGTGTTTAATGGTACTGCTACACAAGCACAATACGCTGACTTAGCAGAGAACTACTTAGGTGATGCACCTTACGATCCAGGTACGGTACTAGTATTTGGTGGAGAGTTTGAAGTAACACTAACAAGCAAAAAAGGTGATCATAGAGTTGCAGGTGTTGTAACAACAAATCCAGCACACTTAATGAACAGTGCATTAGAAGGCGACAATGTAATAGGCGTAGCACTAACAGGTCGTGTTCCATGTAAAGTCATTGGTAAAGTTGAAAAAGGTGACTTGCTAGTAACTAGTGCAATCCCAGGATATGCTATTGTTAATAACCAACCAGGATATGGACAAGTTATTGGTAAAGCATTAGAAAATAAACCAGATGCCGATAAAGGCGTCATTGAAATAGTTGTAGGAAGAGTATAATGGCAAATAGATTTCCACTTATTATCGATACCGACGACGGTAATAAATTTAAAGAACTACCAGTTGGCGATAATTTAAACTTACAAGGAAGTGGCATTGTTAATGCTAGTTCTATACAAGTACAAGGTAACTTAGATGTTTTAAGTCTAACTGTAAACCAACAGAACTTATCAACTGTTGCAGTTACAGGTGATTACAACGATCTAGATAATGTACCAATATCATTTAGTGGTAGTTATAACGACTTAACAAACAAACCAACTATACCAACAACAAGTAAAGGTCTTACTGATGTATCTAATTTAGATCCAGAAGATGGACAGATACTAGTGTTTAATGCTGAGGCAGGTAGATACGAACCAACAGACCAAACAGATGTTGATCTTTCACAAACCAGTATTAACGCATTACAAGATGTAATTACTACAGGTGCTACAGAATTAAAATACTTAAAGTACCAATCAGGTGCTTGGCGTCCTAGTAATATTAACTATAGCGAAATATTAAACAAACCTGTAAATGTAACACAGTTTGTTAATGATGCAGGTTATATAGGTTTATCAGATCTATTACAAGGAGATCCTTTAGTAATTGGTGTTGATACATCATTTGATGGACTTAATGTATTCTCTAGACGTAATGATTTCTTAGGAAACTTTTTTGTTAATAACACTGGCGAATCAGCAGGCGGAAGTTTTGATGTAATATCAGGAACTGTACAAATTATTGGAGACGGGGCATTATTGCTTACAGCACAAAACGGTGACCTAGAAATAACAGGACTAGGTCTTCATATCACAGACGGTGGCAGCGGTACAACTATTAGAGATGATACTGTTTTACAATTTACTGGTCAGGTAGATTTTAATCAAGCACAAGTAACTAACTTAAATTTTATTGATACAGTTGAAGCACCGGCGTTTAAAGGTAACGTTATTGCAAATAACTTAGACGAAACTGTATTAGTTAATACAAGTACTGAAGAAGCACAATTTAGTAATCTTGCATTATCAGGATCATTAAATATTCAACTAGCACAAGATCCTACATCACCAATTGGTTCACAAGGTGATACTGCTGGAGAACTAAGAATTGGACTTACAGATACTGCATCTACTAGATATTTGTATCACTGTACAGCAGATTACGATGGCGTAAGTGCAATTTGGTATAGAGTAGCAATGACTAACAACTGGTAATAAATATAGTAAACGGAGATACTTTTAATGGCTATACAAACAATTAACGTAGGAAACATTCCAAACGATGGAACCGGTGATGATCTCCGCGAAGCGTTTGTAAAAGTTAATCAAAACTTTACAGATGTAGATACTAGAGTAAATGCTGTTCCAACACAAGCAGAAAATTTAGGAACAACAGGCGAAGGTATTTTTGCACAAAAAGTTGACGATACATTACAATTTAAAAGTATTGTAGGCAGTCAAAACGTAACTGTTAGTTCAGATGGGTCGAGCATTACACTTGAAGCAAGAGGAGGCCTTGACAACGTTCTAGTATTAACTGATAACGGGTCAATGACTGTTACTCCTGCAAAACCTTTAAGTATAAGTGCAACTGCACCAGCACAAGTAAGAAGTGACGGATCAAGTGTTTTTGTAGAATTACAAAATACAGGAATTCTAAGTCATGATATAGCACCAACGCTAAGTGCTAATCTAAACGCAAATACTAAAAATATACAAAATGCTACAACAATTTCAGCGGCTACATTTGTAGGTAATTTAACTGGCACGGTTTATGGAATTGATGTAAGAGATCTAAACGAATATTTTACCGACTATTGGGATTTTGGAACTATACTTCCAGGAACATATGATTCAATTATTGACTACTTAGTTAAACAACAAGATGTTGATTTAGGAGATATGGTAGGCAGTGGTGTAGTAGAATTTGATATTGATCTAGGACGAATTTAAGTATGGCACTATGGACCGCAAGATCTGGAACACAACTAGCAATATTAGAAGAAAGAATTACAACAAGTGTAACTCTTCCTTTAGTTGATCCAGCAACTCCTATTACCGTTATAGGCGGTGAACTTCCTAAAGGTCTAAGATTAAACAACGGTCAATTAATAGGCACACCGTTTGAAGTACCTAGAGATACAATATATCGATTTGTTCTTAGGGCTAACGACGGAACAACTATTGAAGATAGAACATATAATATTCAAGTTCGTGGACCGGATGCTCCTGAATGGATTACGCCTGAAGGATTACTTCCAGTTGGCAACAACGATGTATATTATATACTTGATAGCGCACCAGTAGACTTTCAACTGTTAGCAAGAGATACAGATACTACATCAGGACAGACGTTAAAATATTACATTGGTAATAAAGATGGAGAATTACCTCCAGGTATTACACTTACAGAAGATGGTAGACTTGTAGGTATTGTTGATCCTGTTCTTGCATTAGATAAACGTTCAGGCAGAGGCGCATATGACGAAAATAACTATGATCGCTATCCATATGACTTTACAGTAATAAGTGCTCAAGGTTGGGATAGTTTTTATTATGATATTACTCGTTATGACGAACAAGTTCCAACACGCTCTCCACGTAAACTTAATAGATACTATCAATTTAGAGTAACTGTATCTGACGGTGATACAACAGCAAAAAGAGCATTTCAAATTTATCTTGTAGGCGATGATTTCTTACGTGTAGATAATACTATTATGCAAGTAGGCACAGGTGTGTTTACAGCAGACAATACTCATATTAGAACACCAATTTGGTTAACACCTAATGACTTAGGTTATCGTAGAGCAAACAACTACATTACATTGTTCTTAGATGTAATTGATCCAAACAGTTTAGTTGGTAATGTTGCTTATCAATTAGTTGATGGCCAACTTCCGCCTGGCACAAACTTAGATCAAACAAGTGGTGAAATATACGGTAGAGTTCCTTATCAACCTGCTGTTACTACACAGTATACGTTTACGATAAGAGCATCACGTTATACTAGTACAACCTCAGAAATTGCTGAAAGTGAAAAGACATTTACTGTTAGATTATTAGGCGAAATTGAAAGTACTATTAACTGGTTAACAGCAGCAGACTTGGGAAATATTCCTAGTAACTATATTTCTACTTTAAGTGTTAAGGCTCAAACTTCAGTACCAAATGCTACACTATTGTATACACTAGAAAGTGGACGTTTACCTCCGGGTTTACGTTTGAGTTATGATGGCGAAATAATTGGTAAAATTAACAGTTTTGGAACTGTTGACAATCCAGGCTTAACAGTATTTGATACTGATACATTTACACTAGATGGTGCTACTACATCAATTGATAGACAGTTTAAATTTACAATTAAAGCAAGGGATCAATTTGGCTTTAGTGCTATTGAGCGCGAGTTTGTTATAGTTGTAGGCGATCCAGATGATAAACTATACAGTAATCTGTATTACAAACCGTTGTTAAAACTAGAACAAAGAAATGTATACAAAAAATTTATAAGCGATCCTGATATATTTAAACCAGAAAATATCTATAGACCAAACGATCCTAGATTTGGAATACAAAAAGATATTAAAATGTTAGTATATAGTGGTATTGAAACTGTAACTGCAAATCGTTATGTTGCAGCCGCAGCAAAAACAGCAAGACGTAAGTTCTTAAAAATTGGCGATTTAAAAACAGCAGTAGCAAAAGAGCCAGGCACACAAAATGTATTATACGAAGTAGTTTATTTGAACGTAACTGATCCATATGATACAAAAGGTCAAGCAGCAAACAAAATTAAAATTAAAAACAACAACAAAATATTAATAAACAGTGTAAGAGCAGAGCCTGGAGATCCTTTATATGATATTGCTAATCAAAGCAGTTTAGTATGCGGAACTAGAAACGGTGGCGACAATAACAAATACTTTGACGACTACGTTGAATGTGTAACTAGAGATGGCACTGTTAGATGGTACTTTGGTACTGACTTGTACATTACATCGCGAGCAGGCGATCCTATACAAGTTGGTTATCTTAGAGGGTCAAGTACTAATCTTGATCAAAGACCTGTACCAGAAAATACAATTACAGTAGATAGCGATGCTATCGTTGTAAGTGATCCTAATAGTAATGTAAGATATTTCTCAAACATTACTAACATTAGAGATAACCTAAGAGATATAGGTAAAACAGAAAGAAACTTTTTACCTTTATGGATGCGTACGGCACAAGAAGATAGTATCCAAGAGTTAGGCTATACATTATCAATACCTATTTGCTATTGTAAACCTGGCACTTCAGAAACTATTGCAGCAGCAATACGTTTTAGTGAATTTGACTATAGACAGTTTGAATTAGATGTTGATAGATTTATAATAGACAGTACAACTGGCAATTCACAAGAACAATATATTCTTTTTGCAAATTACGAATTCAATATATGATAAATATTGTTGGAGATTAAAATATGGCAAGTTCAATTAACACAGACAGTTTAGATGCTCAGTATCCTGTAGCAGGTACGGATAATGATTCGCAAGGATTTAGAGATAACTTTGGTAATATTAAAGACAACCTAAATTTTGCAAAAACAGAAATAACTACTTTGCAAAACGATACAGCAAAAACTAACGCTGATAACGATTTTAATGGCAACCAGATTACTGGTGCTAATATGATTGCTAATACAGAAGAATCATATCAAGGTGGTAATATTAGTGCAAGTCAAAACGTAGACTTTGAAAACGGACACTATCAAATACTAGGTGTAACTGGTACAAACAGTATTACACTTACACTAACTGGCTGGCCTGAAAGTGGTAAATTAGGTAAACTAAGAGTAGTAATTACAGGTGATGGCACAAATACAACACCTATTGTATTTGCATCAACAGGCGGTAAAACTATTCGTTACGATTCTAACTTCCCTGATCCATTTGAAATCACATCAGACACTGAACCTAAAATTGTAGAGTTTTGGGCATCAGATGGTCCAAATGCAGGCGTAGTATATGCTCACTTTATTGGAACATTTGCTGCATAATGTTTAACCCATTAGTAGATAGTTTTGACAGTTTAGAAGATTCGGAGATTGATCAAAAGATCTCCGAACTTAGTCGTAAATATTTCCAAACAAAAAACCCACAATTACAACAACAAGTTTCTGTTATACTAGAAATGTATAAAGAAGAAATGTACGCAAGACGAGCTAAAGCAGCCCAAGCACAAAAAGAGCAAAATGGCGAATCAGGGCTTGACAATCTGATTAATATCAGTTAAAATACATTAATGCTTATGAGAACAGACGATCTAGGAATACCACGATTCTCTAACCGTGATCTTATCGATATGATCTATAGTGGTCATGCGGATAAAGTTCATGTGGTATTATGTGACGAAAACGATGATGTAGACAAGTTTAATAGTGCAATGGAAGAACAAGGACTTCCTGCATTACAAAAGTATATTCCATTAGATGTAGATCAAAAGACTTTTGACGGTGTATGTCAGGGTGAATGGTTTATGCC